TTGACGTCGATGATGTTCATTGCGGCGCTCCTATGTCCTCGATCAGCTGCTCGGCATCTTCGCGGGGGATAACGATGTGGCCGAGCGGCCGGCCGCTTTGCGGCATCCGGTAGGCGAGATCGGCGCGAATCTTGGCGAGCACCCTGCTGGCGTCGATCCGATCGAGACGTGCCTGCATTTCAGCCTTTGTCATCGCCGCCCTCGGTCGCTCTCGACCAGGATCAAAGCGCGCCTGATCTTCTCGCCCTCGCGTCGCTCCATGCGCGCCATCAGCCGGCCCCACACCACCCGCCGCACATGGAAGCCGCCGCGCTCCTGCCGGCCGAGCGCATAGGCCTCGGCGTTGCGTGCGCGCACGGTCTTTGCTGGCTTGAGATGGCGGTCCGTCAAGGGTTGACTCCGATGTTAGACCAGGGATGCAGAATCGCCACCGCGGCAGCGATCAGGACGAACGTGGCGAGCATGAGAACCGGGATCGGTATCTGATCTAATCGTCTCATCGGCGCTCCTCCTTCCTTTAATCCTCCCAGTCTCCATCGTCGTCGCCTGCCTCAAAGCTCGTGTTCGATCATAGGAATGATCGCGGCATATCCTCGATCTCGCGCAGCGCAAGGAATTCCTCCTTGGTGAAAAACTCGTCGCCGACAAAAGCCTCGTCGTCCCCTCTGTGGATGCGGCCGACATACGTGAGACCTTCCTCGCGTCCGACGTGGTTCATGTATTTCCAGAGCAGCTTTTTATAATCGATCATCGGCGATTCCTTATGATGCTGCCGTGCTGGATGATGAAGGGCTCGGGCGCGAACGAGATGGCGACGGCCGGGATCGGTGGTGTGCTTTTGCGGCCGTCCTCGATCGTGGTCGCCGTCATGTGGGCGCTGACGATCTTGATCATGCTTGCGCTCGGATAGATCGCGGCGCAGACCTCACCGTCGCATAGCACCTCGACGATTTCCTTGCCGCCCGTGTAGGGCGCCAGTCGGAACGTGATCATCGGAATCGCTCCATCTCGGCCCGACGCTTGGCGTCTGGCTCCCATTCGAACAGCGACCGGGATTCGGTTTTGATTTGCTCAAAAGAAACTTCCGCATTGAACGATAGCCGCGCCTTGCGCGCCCGCAACAACCGCAGGACTTCGTTTTCGCAGTAGTAGTGGCTTCCACGCCAATCCAATCCTTTGCCTCCGATGTCGGCACGACGCTGGCTTTCTTTAATGATGCGGCCGGGCCGGCGCGGCGAAATCGTGACCACGAGATCGATGTCGCCGAAATCGCTGCCGTCGGTCAGGTACGATCCAAACACGATGATCTTGCGCACGAAATATATCAGCTCGTCGCGCGCGTTGATCTCATTGGCGCGTGCAATAAGGTCTGCAATCTCTTTATCAGCCTTGGCGCGGTCCAAGCGTTTTAGCAGATTCGCAGCCGCGAGCTGGCGCCCCTTCCGACTGAGTTCGAATTCGCGCGTATCCCACTCGGCCTTCGGTTTATGCGGTTCAAGATAGCCTTCGGCAAGCAACGCAGCGATCAGCCGCTCGGCTTCGGCGGGCTTGATCGGCTTGAATTTGAAGCCCCAGATTTCACACATTCGTTTGTAGGCATAGTCATACTCTCGAACCTCTTTCGGGATGCTCGGGTCGGCCGCGCGGGCGGCATCAACCGTGGCTCGCCAATGCCGCTCATTGAGGAAATCCAGCACCGTCTTCGCATCGATGCGGTATTTGAGGAACAATCGCATCAGGTCGCGCGCCGTCTTGACCGGCAGGCCTGCGATGTCTTTTGCGTCGAACCTCATTCCGATGGCCTCGGCCAAATCGGCGACCGCTCGAATTGCAGCCGCTCGCCGTCGGCGCCTTGCTCATAAGCGCTTTCGATCAGCCCTTGGATGATGCCGGCCAAATAGACGCGCGCCGTGTGGCTGATCGCGCCGGGCTTGAGCAAGTCCATCACGGCGAATGCCGCGACGAGGGCCGGCGAGGCGTCCGGCACGCGCGGGTCGTCCCTGCTCGGATAGGTATGCTCCGGTTCCGGCTCGGGCGCTTTGGCTTGCGCGAAGGTCTCGCCCATGCTGGCGAAGCCGGCCTGATAGGTGCGGCCAAGCTCGGCCATGTTGTAGGCGTACTCGCGCAAGCCTTCGTCAGCCGTGGCCATGGCAACGAAGCCGAAGGCATCGGCTTGCGAGCGCAGCAGCGCCAGGATGCCGGCGTGGGCATTGACGAAATAGAGCGCGAGATCGCGGTCGGCTTCGTTCAGAAAATTGGCGATCAAGGCCCCGATGTCGTCGGCTCTTGCAATACTGAAAATCTCCCGGGAGCGCGCCTTTTGCCACGGCGTCGGCGTATGCTGGCCGCCGGTCGGGTTTGCGGTATCAATCAAATGCCGGATGAAGGCCGCTTCGGCTTCGATCTCGTCACGCGTGATCATCTGGATTTCCCTTCATCGCCGCATCGATGCACTCTTCCCAATAATTCATTGCGGCGTGCGCAGCGCGCAGCCACCCATCGCGGCAATCCGGCTCCATCTCCTCGAGCGCCTGCCCGCCGGTCATCTCAGGCGGACGGCGCAGCCCGTAGCTCGCCTCGCACATGCGAACCGCCAGCTCCGCTATCGAGATCGGAGCGAACTTCGCCTTAACTTTTTTGCCTGTCGGCATCATCGCTCCGCTAGCAGTCGCGCCAGGATGATCTTTTCGTTGATGGTGGTCAGCTCACGCACCTTTTCGATGTGCAGCGTGAGCACCTCCTCGCGGATTTGATCGGTATTTGGTTTGGCCTTGGCGCCGATTTCATCCATGTCGAGGTGGCCGGCCAGGAACATCGCGAGCAGATCGGCAAGCACAGCGCCCTGGACTTCCGGCGGCTTGCCCTCAAGCAACGGCATGATGGCGTCGACGATCGATCCAACCAGCTTGGCTTTGCCCTTCATGTTGCTGCTCTTTCAAGATCGGCCATGATCGCCTCGCCGACCGCGCGGGCGAGCTGCGCGCCGTGCTGCCAGTATTCAACCGCGATGTAGGGTCGCGCCGGAACGATGACGCGGGCGAGCGGGCCGACCACACGCTGACCGCGCGCGTGAACCGCGACGAACAAGACCGGCCGCACCTCGTCGACGGTCGATGGCGAAATGATTGCTGTCGGACTGACGAGCGTCGTCGTGTCGTCCTTCGGAATCGTGGCGCCGCCGACCAGCTTGACGTAGGTCGGGGCCGCAAGATAAGGGCAGACCCGCAGGGCATAGTGCGCACATTCGGAATGCATGGGCGGATCGATGTAGGCGCCGCGCGGATCAAATGCGGACTTCTCGCCGCCGATGAACCACCGACCGCGGAATAGGTGCTGGCCGCAGATCGAGCAACGGTCGGTTTGAATCAAGACTTGGCGGACGTCCTCGTCATTGATCGTGAAGTGCGCCCGGCCACTAGCGTCCAGATAGGCCATCACGAAGATCGGGAAGCCTCGCGGGTCGCGCGGCAGCCGCTTCATGCGATCTGGAATCGGGACAGCTCGCCAATCGGTCATTTTTCCGCTCTTTGGAAAACAGCGCTGAATGTCAGGCCGGGCTCGACGCGTATGATCTCGACCGCCTCGGCCAGCGAGACGTCTGGCGACTCAAGACCTATCTCGAAATGGCAACCTGGATGCGCGACGTCGAAATCGCGGACGTACTGAAGGAACGCCTTTTCGAGCGCGGCCGGAAGATGGGCGATGATGAAGGTCTTGGTTGTCATGCGTGCCCCTTCATGTCCGGCTGACCTTCGAAGCGTTTGATCTGCTCCTTGAACAGCGTGACGATGTCGCGTCGGTCGGCGCCGTTGCTGATGTAATTGCAGCGGCCTTCCTTCTCGCCGAATGGGAAGACCAGCAGCACGAAGCCTACCTTGCGCTCGGCGCCACGCGCCTCGCCGTTGAACATCTCGTCAAGCGCGGAAGCCGTCGCGTTCATAAGCTCGAGGTATTCCGGTTCGATCGGCGCGTCGCCGAGCCGTTCAGGTTTCTTTGTCAATTCAGCCTCCCTCTCACGTGCAGCAAGCTCAATACGGTGCGCGCCTTGTTGACGCGCGGATCGGTCATGAACTTCCGCAATTCGTCGGGCCGCGGCTCGCGCAGCTTGCCGCCGCGCGTAAAGACGGCGATGTGATTGCATCTTAAGCAGATCGATACGTCACCGCGAACGGGGCGATCGTCATCGCAGCCGGGGACCGCCGTCGCCGCGTCGAGCAATTCATCACAGCGCAGGCAATAATGCTCCCTCATGCGATGGGTCATGCGTGTCCCTCTTGCCTGGGAACGATCAACTTGAGCGCGTTGATAGCAAGGCGCCCGGGGTCATATTCTTCCAGCCACATCAGGCCCTGCTGCTCAGCGGTCGCAAGGTTGACGCCAAACTCATCGGCAATCGCCGCCGCAGCGTGAAGGCTCGGCATCTTGGTTTTGTCGGTGCGCTCGACCGAGATCGACAAGTGCAGGAACAGGCCGGCCGGTTGTTCCTCGACGCTGACGCAGGCACGATATCCAACCGGGATCAGGACTTCCTCTGGGCGCCGCGGTCGCTGGAATCCAGGCTTGCGATCCGAGAGCTTAACGACCGCCTTATCCGGAACCGAGGCCACCCGAACGAAGCTCAGCGGAATCGGGTGCGCCCGCGCCAGCTCGAGCGCCTTCGCGATCTCAACTTTCTCTCTCTCGCCAATCAAAAGAATGGCCATCTGGTGCCTCGATGTGGCGGCTTATCGCGTTTCACGGGATGGACCCGAACACGATCTTGTTGGTGGAAGAAGGTTGGTCACCTCGCGCGCTGCCGCCGCGCCTGCGTTTTGTCAGGTTTCGTCACGGTCAAACCTGATGCCTGGCTCGATATCTCTTCGCCTACCATCAGCCGCGATTGCCGAAATCAGGAGCAGAACTCTATCCTGAAGCGGTCTCGTGAGCGATCCGAAGTCCTGCAGCAGTTTGATCGCCCCTGGAGTTCGCAGTAGCAGTCGATATTCGACCATGTTTGGTTGCGCCATAAATCCCTCCCCATGTCCCCCGGCCTCACAGAACCGCGTCGTATTCCTGCCGCTTCAATTCTCCCTTGCTGGCATCGCCCCGCAGGAACGGCGACCACCAGAAAACGCCTGTGCGCCTGATTTTGAAATGCCCGCGCACTAGATGCGCCCGTGCCGCCTCACGATCGATGCCGCGCGCTGCGGCGATCCGCGCCTGCGAGCGAGACATTGCAAGCCGCGTGCGGCTGTAGGGCAGCATCTCGGCGCGGCCGAGCTTGCGCCGCGATTTGTTTAGCTTCACGAGGTCCATGACTTCGTGCTCGACGCACGGGTTCTTCGAGTTCAACATGGCCAGGAAACATTGCACCCACGCCCCTTCGCCCTGGACGTCGGCCTCCCATTTGGTCATGAAATCGCGCATCTCATCTGGGTTCGTCCGCGATAGGATGAAAGCGATCAGACCCGTGCCGTGTGGTGAGATGCCAGGCATCGCGTGCCGATCGAGCACTTTCATCGCCTCGATCTCGCGCGGATTGCCGACGAATTTGTCCCAGGACCGGCTGCCGGTCATGAGGTGCTGGATCGAGGTCGTATCGGCCCAGTGCATCCACTTGCTCTCGATTACCTGCCGGTAGGCATCGACGATCGATCGCGCGCCCTCGTCCGGGATTGCCTCGATGATGGTCTGGTGCGCGCTGCGGACGATCTCGCGCACGTCGCCGTCCTCGCGCCAATCGAAATAAATGCCGACCGGCGAAATGTTGACGCCGTTGACCTCGAGGCCGCGGTCGTATTTGTGAAGCCAGGCGACCGTCATGAATCCCTTCTGGCCTCCGGGCATCGATTCGACGAGCACGCCCTGCTTGGCCGGCACCGGCGCGCCGTCGAAAATCCTGCCGCCTGGGCTCGTCCCCGGGCCAGAACCAAGGCCGCCTCGATACTCGATCCACATCGTCTCATAGGGCAGCCGGCACAGCGGCAGCGCTGCGGCAAGGCTCGAGGGTCGCGAGTAGACCAGCTCGCCAGCGGCGCGGGCGACTTCGTCCGTGACCTCGAAGCGCTCGGCACGCTCGATCCAAGGCCGCATGAAGGTTGCAAAGCCGCCGATGTCGAAGAGCGATCCGCGCGCAGCCAGGATATGATCTGAGAGTCTCACCGCTTGTCCCCCGAGGGTTTTATGCGTTAGGCTCGTGCTGCGGCCGCGGAGCCCGGCCGAGCATCAGCCAAGCACCACAGCGCCGGGCTCCCTCTTCCTTCCCCTATCGCCTCGGCGCCGACACGCTTCCCGTGACGCGGCCCTGCGCGTCGCGGAATGTCGTCGTCCCTGCGCTATCGGTCGAGGCCGTGCCGGTGACGCGCCCCTGCGCGTCGCGAACAACCGTGCTGCCCGCGCTGTCAGTCGATGCAGTCCCTGCGCTGCGCCCATCGGGCCCGTAGAGGCGCCGGTCTTCTCCAGCTCCCGCCGCGCCGACGCCGAGCGCCAGCGTGATTATGATCAAACAAACACGCTTCATGGTGCGTCTCTCTCTTTTCTCAGCTCAACTTGCACGTCATCAGAATGGAGCGCGGATCATCGCGGCGGCCGGCGGTCGTCACCATCACGCGGAGCCCGCACTTGGAGCATTCGATCAAGTAGTAACCGCACCGCACCGCCGGGTAAGGTAGATCGGCCTTGCAGGATGGCGCCGCGCGATTGGACCGACGGTCGATATCTATACCGTTCGGGAAATTTGGATCAGGCTGGCACTGTGGCTCGCGCCCTCCATCGACCCACTCAATTTTTAAGGCTGCCATGGGTGGTCACTCCTCTTGCGCCTCATAGGCGCCCGGCAGTGGCACGATCGGCGCGAGGCCTTTCTCGATCCGGATCGAGTTAATGCGCTCGATGCAGTTGCCGCAGATCGGCTCGCGATGCCCGGTCAGCGCGCTGCTGCTCGGCACGAGGTTCGCGTTGAACGAGAAAATGCCGCCGCAGGAGATGCACGGGCCCATTGCGTAGAAGTAGCCCATTATCGCTCCTCCACCTGCGGCGGCAAACTCAATGAAGAAAGAGCTTGAAAGCTATTGCCACGACAAACGCGAGCGTGAAGCCGAGCATCCAAGTATGCAGTCGTTGGGTCGATCGTAAATCGGCCAGCGCGCTCTCGAAGTTGGCGGCCTCGACGGCGGCAGCACGCGCTTTGTCGTCGTCGGCACCGGCAGACCGCAGCGCGTCGTACAACTTCTCCATCATCACGGGCATTTTGGTCGCCTTCGATCGAATAGAATAATTTGCTCGTTCATGATGTCACCTAGATGTGCAAACATCCGTGGGGCCTGGCATGGTTGGCCTGTAGTTGTTTACCACTGTACAATGATCCATCACGGCCGCGATTTTGTTGGCAAGATTGTCGTCGCCCTCGACGTCGGCCTCATGGATAATCGATCCGTCGAAGACCGTGTAATTCGGACTCAGCCAATTGAGCACTTTCTTTTGCGCTTCCGAGCAAAGGCCGTTAGTCCCGGATGTGCAGATTTTCCGCATCCCGTTCGATCGAATTGTTTCCAATTCAGCGTCTGAACGATATTTATCGAGCGATCGCTCATGGCGCTCAACGGCGGCGGCATCCGCAGCTTTGGCAGCCTTGCACGCCGCCATTGTTCGATAGAAGGTGCGGCCCCATTCAGACCCGCCCGCCGACTCGCCGCCCACCGTGGCTTCTATCTTGACCGCGTCGCCGTGATCGATTAGCTCGACGTGCCAGCCAAAACTTTGGAAGGCCTCGTACATTTTCGCCGGACTCGAATATGGAGAAGGGGCGTTGTACTCCTCTCCCCGGCATAATCCATCGAGCCACTTCGTCGGCGTCGGCGTCGGCGTCGGCTTAGCAGGCTGCGTTTGAGCGATGACTTGCGCGAAGGTGCGCTCAGGTGCTCGCTGGCTCGTCACATACAAGATGACGCCTACGAGGACGCTGCCTATGATGATTATATCTTGCATTCTCTTCTGGGTGGTCATTTTATCCCTCTAAACTGGCGGCCAGTCCGGCCGGCGTGATGTTGTACCAAGTAACCTTGAGACCCTTCGGCACCGCCATGGTGGCGACGCGCGTCGTGGCCAGCCCGTCACGCTCAAGCACGTCGAGCGTGGCGGGCCGCACCCCACGAGACCGCAGCGCGTCCAAGGTGCCGCCGATGGGCGACGCCGCAAGGATGCGCAGCGCGAGTTGTTGATTGGTCATTGCACCTCCAGCCCATCGGCAACAGCACCATCGACAATCGCGCCGATGTAGCGGTGCTCGATCGCGATGGCGCTGCCAAAGGTCATGGCATCCTCGGGGATATGCTCCGCAATCCACTCGCGGCCAAGATCGCTTTCGCCTCGCAGCAAAAAGATCGAGCCGTGATTTTCGACAGTTAGGTCAGTCATTTTGGTCCCTCGATTGTTGGTCATTTAGAGCGCAACCATGATGGCAAGCTCTTCCGCGCCGTAAACCTGCGGCTCGCCGCAAGCCTCGCATTTGCGACCGCGCGCATCGGGCTCGCAGCCGCCATTCTCGCAGCCGCACGCTAGACAGAAGCCGGGATTGTCCAGGTCGTTCATCTGCCGCTCGCACGCATCGACGAGCACGTCATCAGTAATCGACTTGTGCCACTTGGATCGGGTCAACATCACGCACCTCCGTCCGAGCAGATTGACCGCGCCGCCTTGTCGAGCGTGCGGCCGTCGATTTCCCAGGCCCTGGCGGTCGAGCGATCCTGCCAATTGGTGCGGATGTGCTCGGCCTTCTCGGTGCAGAGCACCGCCAGGGTGTTGACGACATGCGTGAGCCCGTGCCGATCAATCAGCGCCTCGAGGGCGGTTTCTAGGTTCCCCGCACAGGTGACGGCGATATACGTTTCGTTGGTGTTCATTGCTTCCTTCTTCGGTTGGTTGGTTGAGCGGTCGGGATGATCGCTCGATAGAGCGTGCCATTGGCACGCCCCGTCGAGAGTTCAGCGGAGTATTTCCTTCGGTTGGTTGATTAGTGCGTATGCACCAGTGCCATGGAGTTCAGCGCGTTCGTGCGCGCGCTCTTCCCAAAGATCGATGCGCGCCTTTTTGGCCATTTCGCGCGCGGTGGTCAGACTGCTATCGCCGAAATCAATCTGGCTCTCGCGCCCGTTGCGATAGATGCGGACGAACCATGACGTCAGAACGGACCCGTCGGCGCCCTCGGCGATCCGCAGATACAAGCAACCGCCATCGCTGTGCTTGCCGAACTTGCGACCCTGGATCAGCCGGTTGATCTTAAGCGGGGTCAATTTATGGATGTTCATAATCACGCCACCTCTGCGCTGCGGAACGGAATGATCTGCGCGCCGCCGTTCGCGTAAGCCGCCCACGCCGCCATCAGCGGGATGCGGTCGTCGTAATGGTCGTTCCGGAAATATGCCTTGCGGAGTTTTTCCGGAGTATGCGCGAGCGCAGCCTCGACAACACGCTCGTCGAATTTATTCGGCTTCCGCGTTTCCGCCCACGTCTTGAAGGTCGCGCGGAACCCGTGGACCGTGACTTGGCCGGCGCGCCCCATGCGCTTGAGCACCGCCGGCAGGGCGCGATGGGACATCGGCCGGCCTGGATTGTCGAGCGAGGGGAACACGAGCTGGTCATCAAGCCCGTAGCCGCGCATCTCTTTGAGGATGGCGATCGCGCGATCGGAGAGCGGGATTTTGTGCTTCAACCCGTTCTTGGTGATCGGGATGCTCCAGCAGCGCGCCTCGAAATCGATGTGCGACCACTGCATCGGCGGCCGCGGCTCGGCATCCGACTGATCGCCGCCCTTGATGTCGCCCGTCCGGCAGGCGGTCAGGATGGAGAACTCGAGCGCGCGCGCCGCAACGCCCGTCTCCTTGCGCAGCTCGATCATGAAGGCCGGCAAGTCGGCATCAGGCAGAGCAGCATGGTTCTTGGGGACGTAGGAAGCCGACGGCAGCACCGTCGACAGCAGCGACCATTGCGCCGGGTTGTCACCCGTGCGGTAGCCGCGGGTTTTTGCGTACTCCAGAATTTTCTCGATCTTGCCGCGTAGTGCCGGGGCGAGCTTGCGACGCGTCAGCCAGATCGGCTCGACCACCTTGAGGACGAGGTGATGGTCGATCGCGTCGACCGGAACTGAGCCCAGCACAGGGTAGACGTAGGCTTCAAAGGCGACCTTTAGATCGTTGGCGCCCTTGGCTCCCGAGAGGTCTGCCCGATATTTCGGGAACCACTCGTCGGCGCATTCGGCGAAGGTCTTGCTGGTGCCGCCGACCTTGACGCCGGTCCTCGGGTCTCGGCCTTCCGCGACGTCAACGCGCGCCTTCCGGGCTCGCTCGCGCGCGGCTTCAAGATCGTACATATGGGTGGGGCCGATGCCCATCATGGTATCGCCTCCGCCGCGCTGGTAGCGATAAACCCAGGACGAGAGCGTGCCGCCATCGGCGCCCTCGTCGACCCGCAGGTACAGGCCGCCGCCGTCGCTGTGCTTGCCGAGCTTGCGCCCTTGGATCAGCCGGTCGACCTTGGTAGCCGTCAATTTGTGGATGCTCACTTTTCGTTCTCCTTCGTTTTCTTGAGTCCCTGATCGGGGCGAAAACCGACCCTGACCGTTCCCCATATATTTAGCGAGACGCATGGGTATACGCAAGCACCCCGGCGCATTCCGGTGCATGAAAAATGCTGAAAATGTCGAGGTATTCCGATGGCTTAGGATGGGCCAGATTGGACACATGGTGAGGTCAGAGCACCCCCGCGCACCCCACTTTTATGGGTTGAGCCTCTGCGAAACCACCCTGCAAAATCAACGACTTACAAATCCAAGTCACTTCCTGGTACCCGTCCCTTACGCGGCCGCCCAAAACGAGGCGCCGCGGCCGGTCCGACCCCGCAGCGAACCACAAAAATAATCCATGGGAAACTGGACACATGCACGTCGGTGCAGCCCCGTGCACACTAGACGGGCGCGGGTAACGGGGCTCAAAAACGGGCGCTGACCAAAAGGGACGCCCCAATGCCCAGCCAGGACAAAGGACAAACCGCTGATTCCGACATGCTTACAATCGCGGAATTCTGTTCACTCAACCGCATCAGCCCTCGCCTTTATTACTCAATGCGCGACCGTGGGGATGGCCCCGCAGTGATCATGATCGGCAGGCATGTGCGGATCAGCCGCGCCGCCGCTGAAGAATGGCGGGAGCGATGGACGCGTCAATGACCGAGCGCGGGCGCCTGACGATGCGTGAAGAGGGAGCGTTCTTGAACGCGTACTTGACCGCGCCGGGCGCCACTGATGGCGAGCTGGTCGGCTCGATCCGCCGCTCCGTCGTGCGACAGAATTCGCGCTGCAGAGCGCTCTTCTTCGCAACGATTCGCGAGGCGTCGGTGACGATCGGCGGACGTCTCGAGGAAAACGAAGAGGATCGCTGGTCATGAATTCGAATGCGGTCGCCATCCGCCCGATGAAACCCATCGCGATCTTGCGACCGCCGAGCCCGGCCATCATGACCATGAAACCCAAGGGCAAGATGCCGGGCTCACCTTTCATCTCGAATGCGGTCGCCAGCGTTCCCGTGAAATCCATCCTGGCCTTGCGACCGCCGAGCCCGGCCACGATGACGTTGATGTCCAGAAATGGATTGCCGGGCTCACCCTTCAATCAGAATGCGGTCGCCATAGATGAAGTGAAGCCCTCGGCTCGCTTGCGACTGCCGAGCCCGGCTAGGCAGACCTTGGAACCCAGAAACCGGATGCCGGGCTCACCTCTTCATCAAGTTGCGGTCGCCATCGCGGGTCTGAAGCCCAGGTACACCGTGCGACCGCCGAGCCCGGCCGGAATAGTCATGATGCCCAATGACGTTTTGCCGGGCTCATCTATCAACGAGAATGCGGTCGCCAATGGCTACGTGAAGCCCAAAAGGAAATTGCGACCGCCGAGCCCGGCCATCGATGCCGTGATGCCCACTACGAGGATGCCGGGCTCACCTATCAAACCGAATGCGGTCGCCAAGCGAGCCGTGAATCCCATACCTCGGCTGCGACCGCCGAGCCCGGCCAATCTGCACCTGAAGCCCAGGACTTTTGTGCCGGGCTCCCTTATTCACGTTGCGGTCGCCATTCGGACCTTGAGCCCCATCGGGCCCCTGCGACCGCCGAGCCCGGCCAGGGCCGCCCTGAAACCCAGAATGGGAGTGCCGGGCTCACCTTTTTTTTCGAATGCGGTCGCCACCGGCGGAATGATGCCCAGGAATCAATTGCGACCGCCGAGCCCGGCCAACCTCCTGATGAAGCCCAGAGGCGGCGTGCCGGGCTCACCCCTTCTCCCTATTGCGGTCGCCAGCGAGCTTGTGAAGCCCAGAGATGACTTGCGACCGCCGAGCCCGGCCAACGAACGACTGACGCCCGGTGACGGCGTGCCGGGCTCACCTAATCGAACTGCGGTCGCTATCCCAAGATTGATGCCCATGTCAGCGATGCGACCGCCGAGCCCGGCCAGGGCGCCTCTGATGCCCAACTATCTTGTGCCGGGCTCCCCCTTTCGAACTGCGGTCGCCATCGCTTCGGTGAAGCCCAGCAAGAGCCTGCGGCCGCCGAGCCCGGCCAGGGTCTTGTTGAGGCCCACGACCTCAATGCCGGGCTCACCTATTCCTGTTGCGGTCGCCAACGCCTCTTTGAGGCCCAATCAACCGATGCGATCGCCGAGCCCGGCCATGCCAGCCCTGATGCCCAGTGACCTTGTGCCGGGCTCACACTTTTGAAACAGAGGACACCAACATGAGCAAGCTCGAAGCAAGCGCAAAGGCACTTCTCAAGGAGCATAAATCCATTACCGCCGCGGTCAACGCGTTGGCGGCCATGCTCAAGACCGATGGCGAGCTGCGCGTCGCCATCGCGTCGAATTATCTCACGCCGCTCAGCAACAGAAGAAAGAAGGAGACCCCATCGCGACGGCGCGAGGGCCCGCACCGATCACCGATGCCGAGCAAAGCGCAGAAGGCCGGCGCGCTGGCGGCTGAGAAAATCTACACGAAAGCGATCTTCGATAAACCAATGCGCGGTGGCCGCCGGCTGGGCGATATCCGGATCAACGACCTGCACGCGATCGCCGAGGCGTCGGCGACGACGGCGACAAGCTTCCTGCAGCGTGGCTACGACGACGCGGTGGAGACTTTCCTCTGCATTATGCTGTCGAAGCATTGCGTCACCGCCGATCCGTTCGTCACGGTCGAGGAAGCCATCAAGCCCGGCGTCGTGACCACCATCATGGAGAAGGCGAAAATCAGCGCGGCGGAGCTGCTGCGCGACGGCGGCGCCAAGATGGCGCGCGACCTTGTTGCCGCGGCGCATGTGCAGGAGATCGGGCCGCCAAGCTCGCCATGAAGAGAGTTGCGGTCGCCAACACCGGGTTGATGCCCATAAGGCGAATGCGACCGCCGAGCCCGGCCACGCGTGCGTTGATGCCCAAGCTGCTCGTGCCGGGCTCACTTTTTCTCGAACGAGGAGAAAGGCAATGGCTACAACTGAAGAGATCATCAACGAAATCCGCCGACATCATCGGCGTCGCCGGTTCGCAATGAAGATACAACAGAAGCTCGATCGCGCGCTCGAGAGCTTCTTACGCATCAACACGACCGAGTGGCACCCAGAGATGAGCGAGGCCGAGCGCGCGCAAATCAACAAGGAAGTCCGCGCGACCATCAAGGCGATCCGCGCTGGAGCAGATCACGAATACGCCGATACGGTGATGGTGAGCGACAAGGCGCGCGCGCCGGCTGATGATAGCCGGGAGGCAACCGAGGCCCGCATCGCGGAACTGGCGATGCAGCTCCCGGTCTACCCATGGATCGTGAGCGTGCATGGTGCCGGCGCGCTCGGGCTGGCGACGATCGTGGCCGAGGCCGGCGATCTATCAAACTACGCGAACCCGGCGAAGCTCTGGTCGAGGCTTGGTTTCGCCCCTTTTGAAGGCCTCGCTGGCTCGACGTGGAAAAGGAAAACATGGCGGCATCGCGTGCTTTCGAGCGAAGAGTGGAAGGCGCATCCGTTCTCGGGCGAGCGTTACGCGCTGATGCATCAAATCGCATTATGGCTCGTTAACTCGCAGTGGATCGGCAAAGCTAAGACCGATGACGGCGAAGGCAAACCAAATGGCCCATATGGCGAAGTTTATGCTGCGCGGCGCAAGCACACGATTGAAACGCATCCGGATTGGTCCGATGGCCACCGCCGCATGGACGGGATTCGCATTGCGATGAAGCAATTCCTCATCGACTTGTTGGTCGAGTGGAAGAATCCCACCGTGCAGCCGGTCGAGCCGAAGGTGAAGTCGGCGAAGGCGAAGAAGCCGGTCCAGGCAAAGGCGAAAAAGCGCGCGCTTGACCGTCGTCCAGCAGCATAGAGTTGCGGTCGCCAATAGCGCACTGAAGCCCAAGGACGTGATGCGACCGTCGAGCCCGGCCACTTCCCAAGTGATGCCCACGTTAAGTGTGCCGGGCTCACCCCTAAAACCGGAGGATTGCAAATGAGCGAAAAAGAGCTACGCAAGATGATCGCCGTCACCTCTCGCGCATGCGACGTCGCATTCCGCGGGACAGGGATGGTAGCTCCGATGTGGTTTGCGGTCTCGGCGAGCGGCGAGAAGTTTGATGTGGAGCCGCCGTCGTTTCTCGGCAAAGACACGTGCGTCGCCATGGTCCGCGCTTTTTTCAAAACAAAGGATGTGGTGCGCTATGTTTTCGTTGATGAGGCGTGGACCATCGAGCGCGCTATCAACGACAAGGCAGAGCTGGACTCGATCTACCGGCACGGCGTTGCATCGCATCCTGACCGGGTTGAGGTTGTCGTGATCCAGGGCGAGGATCGGGACTGCGGACAGATCGTGGCGCACCGCCGCATCATGCGGCCGGCCAATCAGAGACCCTACCTGGCGCCGCTTGAGGTGCTGATCGAACCGCGTGGCGCTGCGCTCCAGTCGGAAGGCCGGATGGTCGGCATGCTGCCGCCGCGCGGGACGTTGCAATGACAGGCAACGCACTTCTTCGCTCCGATCACTGAGAAGGAAGCTGCTTAAAAAAAAGCCCCGGCTGTGAAGCCGGGGCAAGGTTCAGGGAGTAGTCCGTCGGGAGGACAAGTGCCGGAACCAACGGACGTCGGACGGCGCGCGAGGCGCCGAAACCTCAGTGCGGCCTCACCTATTGGGCCGCTTGCCCTTCATGCCGGGGATGAATTAACCTTCCGCGTGACAGCATCAAAGCCACGAGCCCGTGCCTCAAGTGCTTCGCCGACGAGGCGCCCTGCCGCGAACAGACAGAGGCGGCGATGGGCGTGATTTCATCTTGGTATCCGCCGGGCTACGAATGGTGGAAACAACAATTGCGTATCGATCGAGCGGCAGAACCGGCAGGCCATCAGTAATACTCGTCGATGATGATGATGCCGGAACCGCCTGCGGCTCCAGGCTGGCTTCCTGTGCCGATGGTTCCTGCGGCGCCGCCTGTGCCGACGGCAAAGGCGTAGCTCGCAGCCGGCGGGACGATCAGCTTCTCGCAATAGCCGCCAGCGCCGCCGCCGCCGCCCGTGCATTGGTTGCTGGTGATGGAGGTGCCACCACCACCACCGCCGCCGCTGTTGGGCGTGCCGGCACTGGGGCCGACGTTGCCCGTGCCGCACGCGCCTGCGCCACCACGGAGACTATTGCCGCCGTAGCCGCCAGGGCCGGCGGAGGCTGATTGAATAGTAAAACCATTTCCGCCGGCGCCGCCGGTCTGATTATCGTCGCCGCCTGATGCGATGCCACCGCTGCCGGGTTTGCCTGCTTGACTTTGCAGGCCGCCGGTGCCGGGGCCGGCCGAGAGCGATCCGAACGTCGACGCCGTTCCGTTCGAGCCATCGTTGCCGCCGGTGCCGCCAGCGCCGCCGCCGCCGCCGCCGCCGACCATGCGGACGTTGATGGCAACGCAGTTGGCCTTCGTCGTGTAGGTGCCGCTGCCGGTTGTTATGACGGTGCGGGTGCGCAGCGAAAACGAGTTGATGTTGGCGCGCGCCTGGACCTGCTGCGGCGCCGTCAGAGCTTGCGCGGCGTCCCAGCGGACGTTGTGGTCGGCGTACTGCTTGGTCGCCGCCTGGAGGTTCGATGCCGGATCGGCATTGAGCGTCAGCGCCCCGGTCAGCGTGCCGCCAATGATCGGCAAGACACCCGCCCAGGCGGAATTCGATCGCCCGTAGGTCGCGCCGTCGGTCGGCGCTTCGGGCACCGGACCGGCCGGCCCCTGCGGCCCTGTCGCGCCAGTCGGCCCTGCCGGCCCCGTATTTCCGATCGGCCCTTGCGCGCCGGTCGCGCCGGTCGTGCCTTGCGGCCCCTGCGCGCCCGTCGCACCGGTATTTCCTATCGGCCCTTGTACGCCCGCCGGCCCGATTGGCCCCTGCGGTCCCGGCTCGCCCTGCTGGCCGGTGCCACCGGGGCCCTGCGGACCAGGCGGACCAGGAACGCCCTGCGGCCCAGTCGGTCCGACCGGACCCGCCGGGCCTTGCGCCGGCACCGTCAGCGTTTGATTTTCCGCCGTCGCGCTCTTGATCAGCGTGATGCGCGGCGTGCCGCTGGAAAGATTGAATCGCTCGCCGCCGTTTGACACTTCAAGACCTCGCGTCGAGCAGGATGTCGGTTGAGACGAAGCTAGGGGCGCCGGCTATCGTCCACTGCACGACTGCCGCATTCACGCTGGCCGCGTTCAATGCGAGGGCGCTGCCGTTGGTGTAGGTCGTGTTGGCGAACGTCACCGCCGGTGCCTTGCGCATAGCCGGAAAGACGATGCCTCCGATGCCTGTTATCGACGTCGGGGCGTAGCCGTAGAAGCCCACGCCGCGCAGGTATCTGAACCAGCGCTCGCACATCAGCTGCTCGTTCGCGATGCTTCGCATCAGCAGCGGGGCGCGATCGCTGGCCGGCGCGTCGTTGCCCGGCAGCAGGGACACACCTGTGATCCAGGCGTTGTTGACGACCGCCGCAAAATTATTCGTGTTATTGGCGGCGACGATGTTGCCGCTCTGCCAGGTGTTCGGCACTCCGAGATAGTTGGAGCCGCACACCAGCGTAAAGACTATGAAGAGCCCACCGCTCCACGAGGTGCCTGCGGTGCAGCCCGGGATGACGATGGTCTTGTACTCCCAGGTGTTCGCCGCGTTGATCGTGTAGGTCGCCGGATAGCACTGCCCCGAGACGGTGTCACGAAGTGTCACCGAGTAGGTGCCGGGCACGGTCATCGCGACCCAGAAGCCGAGCGTCACGGGCCGGGCGCCCCCCGAGCCCCACTGCAGTCGTGCTATCTGAGCCCCATCGATCTTCTGCTGGTGAGAGAGATAGTCGGTGGCCGCTGGACTTGGGTTGGCAGTGCCGACGCTACCTCCGATCCCGGATGAATAGCCATACGGAAAATTCGACGTCTGCTTATTCCACGCGGAGGTCATCACCGAACTGTTCTGAACCGTGTTCCACTGGTCAAGAACCCAAACCGAATTGTTGCCGGTGCCAAGGCTGACTACATTGCTTCCGTACTGCTGCGCGACGTTGAAGCTGCCATTGATGATCAGATTATTCTCGATCATGCTGTCGATCGGCGCGGCAAAAATGTTCTGCCTGGCCGTGAGCGCCTGCGGCGCCGTGAGCACCTGCGTTTGATCGTAGCGCACGGCGCCGGTGATATCGCCGGCCGGGCCCTGTGGGCCGGGCGCGCCAGTCGGCCCTGCCGGCCCCGGGGTGCCCATCTGGCCTTGCAGGCCGATCGGCCCCTGCGGCCCCGTCGGCCCTTGCGGCCCCGGCGGTCCCGCCGGCCCTGTGCCACCTGGGCCTTGCGGCCCGATTGGCCCCTGCGGTCCCGGCTCGCCCTGCTGGCCGGTGCCACCGGGGCCCTGCGGACCAGGCGGACCAGGAACGCCCTGCGGCCCAGTCGGTCCGACCGGACCGGGGGGTCCAGTCTGCGGGACCGTGAGAACTTGCGTGCTCACCGCGTCGTGCCCTCGACAACGGTGACGGTGCCTTCCCAGAGCCGTTCTTGCCAGCCGGACGGCATCAGCCGCACGAGATCGCTGACGTAGTTGCCCGGCGACAATTGGCTCAAGCGATTGCGATCTAAGGTGATGGTGAACATGCCACCGGTCGCATTGGTGATTTGAATCCCACTGCTAGGAGGAGACGATGACACTGAGACGGCGACGTTGTGATCACTCTCGCTTGTTCTGACTTCCATCATCAACGTCGACCCGGTGAGATCGATCGGCGTCAAGGTGACGCCATCGCTACCGAGGGATTCATAGAGGAACGGCACGATCCAATCATCGTTCATCGCGATGTTCATCGTACCGGTGTAATAAGCGGGACCAGACATGCCAACCTCACTGATACTGACCGCCGGTCGTAAGCGTTCCTGGCGTGGAGCCGGGGTAGTAGGTTTGGCCACCGGTATGATAAAAGGTATCAACGACGCCATTCATGGATGCAGTATATCGCGGCCCGGTCGCGTTGGCGGCGCCGGTGATGGTCGAATAGAATACCTCGGCAATGCCGAGGTCGGCCGCGTTGGAGAAACCCTGTGCCCATGCCACAGCGCCTTGGATGATGAGAGCGGGCGGCGTATTGGCGTTCGAACTGAGAAGCCCGGCGTAGGAGGCTTCGACATGCCCTGCGCAGTTTGCCCCGGCCTCGATCGTGATCGTTCCGCCATCAAGCAAGACCGAGCCAGAAATAGCGGACGACATATGGTAACGAGCACACGGCCCGAAGCGGAGATTGCGGACGGCGGCTTTTCCACCGTTCGAAGCATAGCCATCGAGCGCGCCAGACGCGGTCGAAAGGCGGAAGCCCTCGATGTCATAATTCCCACTAGTTTGGATGATCGCGCATTGTTGAGTCCCAGACGCCGAGACCGCGCAATTCTGCGGGTTCGCCGAGTTGCCAAGGAGATGAACGGTGCCGACGCCGTTGGTGTTGGGAAGGACCGCCAGAGCATAGTTGCCATCGGCGACATTCACATATTGATTGTAGCCGTTCATATTGTACTTCGGGCACTCGTTGGCGCCGCGCTGGATCGTCTTGAACGGTCCGATCTTTCCGACCCCGACGGTCGCCGAAGTGCCGTCGTAGTTGTTGTCATCGCCGGTTGTGCCGTTGACGTACCAGTAGGCATTTGCCTTCAGCAGCGGCAACACGCCCGGTATGCGTCCTTTCGAACCGGAAACGATCTCCCATTGCGTGCCGTCGAAGAACAGTTGCAGCCAGCCGGGCCCCATCACGTCGCCGATTGTTAAAGGCGTGAGATCGGCGTTGGTCACCGGCATGAACGAACTACCGTTGACTGAAAAGACCGTGCCGCCATTCACGCTGGCGTAAAGCGGCTCGAACCAGATCATGCAGCCGGTCGGCGGCGGCATGATCGGAAGCGTCGGGACCGTGCAGCTCCATTGCGAAGCGTTGCCTTGATTGACCCCCATTTTGAATTTGTTGAACACGTCCATGATCTTGAGCATCTGCAGCAGCTGCGTGAGATCGGCATTGGTGCCGACCAGCCCCGCCGCCTGGAGCGCGTTCACGATTTCACGCTGCGGAAATTCGATCGATGCCGCCGGCACGATGGAACCCTGGATGCCCGCCGCCGGGTTGCCGTCGACATAAGACGCGTTCGGATTCGACGGTTGATCGAAAGGTTGATTGTATTTCAAAATTGCCTCCTTTTAGAAAACCACGACCTCGTCCCACTCGGTCGTCACCGCGAACGACCAGACGCCGGTCGCCGGCACGGTGGTGCGGATCACGAAGCCCTCGTTGGTGACGTGCATCAGCGGATGCGCGTCCTGCAGCTTTTCAAAAAGCGTCAGGGGGCCCGTCGTGAACGTCGTGTTGACGGCGACCGGTGCGTTCACGGTGCGCGAGTCGAGCGGATCGGGATCGAGCGTGCGCGTTCCCGGCGTCAGCGCCGCCGTGGTGGCGACCATGATGTCTGCCCGCGACGAACCCATGCTGGTGCGCAGCGCCGCATGATCGCCGCTGAGATCGGCCTGCGCGCCGCCGCCATAGGGCGCGGTGAAGTTGCGGGCGGCAAAAAGGTCGAAGGTCGCAAGCCCGGCCGCGAACGCGGTGCCGAGCGTCCAAGCATTGAGCCGCACACGCCGCACCAGGCCGAGCAAGGACGCCGGCCAGTAGAATGAATAGATCGGCGCATTGGCGGCGAGGCCGGCGGCCATGACGCCGCTCTTGGCGCAATGCTGGAACATGCCGCCGGTGCCGTAATCGATCGGATATCCGGTCGCAAAAATCATCGAGCGCTGCAATGACCCGTCGCCGGCCGGCGAGAGATCGCGCATGCGAATGCCGAAGACGTCGCCCACGCCGTCTTTGATTTGTTTGTTGTCCGCCATCTACATTATCCCCAAGCCGAGATAGGAGGTGTTGAACGTCTGGGAGAAATCGAGCGCCATGACCGACGAGAAGTCGTAGACGATCTCGGTGTGCGCCGGCTTCCAGCGGCCGAGCACGCATTCGAGGTCTTCGGGGACGCCGATCGCCAGCAACCGGTCGACGCCGCACTCGCTGATGCCGGTGCGAAAGTAGGTCAGCGAGAGCGCATTGACGTGAATGGTCCACTGGTATCGAATTTCCGGCGGCCCGAGCTGCCACATATAGCGCGTAGGATCGCCGGGATTATCGAGCGTCGAGCGCGTGTCGCCGACGCGCGAGATGCCGCAAATGTAGGGTAGATACTCGGTGATCGTGATGGTGTAGCCGAGCGCCGCCGCCACATCGATGAAGTACTGGCGCGACTGCCCGCCCAAAAGCGTCATCTTCAACAGCAGCGCTTGCCGGCGCGCGACGATGCCTTGCGGGGTTTTCACGCATGGATCGGGCAATCCCCACGCGCGCTCCCAATCCGGCAGCAATTCAATCGTCAACCGCGGGTCGGACTCGGTCTCCAACAAATCGGCGGCGCGGCTGTCGACGAAGCCCCAATAATCGGCGAGCCCGTAGCAGGCCTCGACCAGAGTTGACAACGCATGCCTCGGCCAAGCCGGTCCGTATGGCAACAGCGCCAGGAAAGCCTCGGCGTAATCCGAGCCGCTGCGGCGAACATGAACGTCGGGGCCATCAGCCATGACTCGAAAAAGCGATGCTTTGCTGGGAAACCGGCGGGGGCACCGGCGCGGTGCTGTAGTAGATGTCGCCCAAGGTCGCCATGTGGCCGACGTCCGGCATGATGTCGTCCTCGACCGTGGTCATGTCGAAGGAGACGACGCCGGCCGCGCCCATCACGGCGGCAAATTTCCAGGCCGCGAAGATCGTCTGCCCAGGCGCGGCGTACTGGAAAAGCATGTCGAGGATCGCCTGCTCGATCGCCGCTCGCACCGCCGTCGTGTCGGGATTGAGATTGGCGATATCGAAATCGATCGGTTGCTTGAGCGGCGCGAGGACGTAGCATTCCTTCACGGTCACCGGACGCACGGTGTCGAGATAGGCAGAAACCGTGTCGCAATCCGACTGCAATGGAAAACCGCCATTGCTGGCGCGCAGATCGTCCATCATGAAGCGCACCGAAACGGTGCCGACGCCCATCTCCATCGGCGAGCACCAGGCGCGCGTCACCCCTCCGACCGCGAGTGTCCAGGCGACATAGTCGTCGGCATCGCCGCCCATCGGCGGCTGCCGGATGCGGAAAAGCACGCGGGCGCGCAGCTCGTCGTCGGTTTCGTCGTCGGTGCCGCCGGTGAGCGTGTCGACCGTGATAGAATCCACTGAGCCGGTGAGCGACGTCAGCAGGGCGAGCGCGGTGCCGGGATCGAGATTGCCGAGGCTGCCAGAATCGAGGGCGGTGATCGGCGCCGTTGTCGGCAGGCCGGTCGGATCGGTCAGAATGTCGGCAGTCGTCTGATAATCAATGCCAGTTGCATAGGAAAGCAGCGTGCCGGTCGGGACGGCCACGCTGCCGGCCGAGGTGACGAAATCCGCCGTGCCGGTGGCCACAGTCGCGAGCTTCCGCCCGGTCGAGCCGTCCGAATTCGTCAACCATATGTTTCCGTGCCGGTCCAGCCATACCGTCTCGGCCGTGTCCGGCAAGAGCTGCAATGCCAGCCAGTCAATGTATTGCAGCGCGAGTTGGCAGAGCGCACCCATCGCATCGGAAAGAACGCGCAGGACGCTGTTGGGCACGTTCGCATCGGCGCCTGGCAGGTTGGCCGCGACGGCATCGCGCACGAGCGAGCGCACTTGCTTGAGTGTTGGGGTGGACCAGGGCATCGTTCACGGATATGGCGAGGGGATGGCGCGGATCGGGATTTCGTCCCAGAGCACTTGGTATCTGAGATCGACGGCGATCTCCTGGCCTCGATAAAGCCGAACGATCGCGTCGATGCGCTCGATCCCGACGCGCGTCGCCTGGACGAACATTTCGGTCGCTGCCTTCAGATCAATGAATGGCTGAATCGCTTCTCGAATGTACTGCTCGACACGCGTCACGGTCGCCCCCTCGCGCGCGCCCGTGCCGACGATCTTGGAGCGCCGCAGGAGCCAAAGTCTGCTCCCGATCGTCCAACCTCCCCATATCTCGGCCGCGTCAAGGTCGGCCCACCATCCTTGGCGGTCCGTCGAATCTGGGTCTGGCAGTACGTCGCTCGGCAGCGCCAACCTGTTGGTTCCCAGCGCGACGATGACGGCGGTCGCTAAGGCCTGCGTATCATCGAGCGTGCCGTCGCCAAGCAAGAGCCAGTCGATGCCCCAATCGAGCGGCCCACCGTATTGGATGAGTCGGATGTCGGGCACGATCAGCGACTCGCGATCATGATGGCGACCGAGCGCCATGCGTCGCTGACGAACGCGTAGTTGATGCCGATGGAAAGCCCGAGCAGCAATGTCAGAACCGGGAGCAGCGTCGATGCTGCGCCCGCGCGTTGCGGATCAGGCGGCTCCGAACCGCCGCCTGACTTCGCGTAGACGTTCTGCGAGATCAATTCGCCTTCGAGCAGGACGCGGAGCATGCCGCTATCGCCCTTCTTGCCGCCGAGATAGACGTTGCCGTCGTCGGCGATATGAACTTTCACGTTGTCCGTTTTCGGCGTGAAGCCACCTCCGCTCGACGAGGACGACCCGCCAGAAGAAGTGGCCTTGCTTGCGCCGCCGCCGCCGCCGCCGCTGCTGCTGCTGCTGCTGCTGCTGCTGCTGCTGCCGAAGCTCGATCCCTGTCGCAGATACACATTGAGGCCGCTCGCAATCGCGCCGTTGGTTTGGTCCAGATGGAAAAAAAAGTCGGTGTCCTGGCCGTTTTTATAGATCGGCTTTTGCCCGTACTGCGAGCCGGCGCCGCCGCCGGCACCACCGGCTCCGCCACTGCTCCCGCTGCTCCCGCTGCTGCCGCTTTGCCCCTGTTGCTGCTGCGGCTTCTGCACGAGCTGCATGCGGACGTTCTTGTCGTTCGGCCCGCTGAAAAACCCGCCGTCCTGGTTCATGTGCATCTGCAGGCCGTCGTCCTTGGTGCGGAACATCGCCACATCGCCTTTTTCCAGGCCTTTGAGGCGATGCCGGCGATCGTCCATCGGCCCGGAGACCGGAATAGATCGGCCGCCGCCCATGAACGAGATAAAAGTTTCCGCACCCTTCTTGCCGTCCTGATCGGCGTCCATCACGACCGAGGTGAAGCCGTAGTTCTGCGGGCTTTCGACGCGCTGCCGCGACTCGCCCGACATCATGCTGCCGCCCATCTCCTGCATGAGCTTGCTGTCGTCGGCCTGATGCACGACCGAGCGCGCGCCGCCCGCGGTGAAGGAACGCAAAGCAATGTTGAGCTGTGTGGCGCGATGCATGGCTTATTCTTCAAATGGAAATGGCTGTTGCGATGGCGACGGGGTTGTTTGCTGCTGCTGCGAAGTTTGCAGCGTGTTTCTGAATCCGCCGGCAGTGTCGATGATGTCCTGCGAATCCTGCATCAGGTCGACGACACCCTTTACCTTGTCGTTCAAGAGCCATGGCACCACGAGATCGAGCGTCGTCTCGGTGCCGCTGTTGCGATCCTGAGTGAACGTGACCGTCTGTATCTTCATAATTTGATTGTTGATGACTGCCATCGGCGCCCAGACACTGACGTTGTCCCCGGCGCGCCAGAGCGAAGTTGTTCCAGGTCTCATCCAGCCCTGGACGACCACGCTCGCTTGTATCTTTGTGCCGTCCGACCATTTTGCTTCGTTGTGCGCCATCTTCTGCACGTCTGGAATCGTCTGGATCGAAGATGGCGCCGGCACGAGGATGTTGCGCCCAGCTGGTCCTTGCCCAGGCGCGTATTGGCGCAAATCGCTTATATCCGAGCCCCACTGATCGTCGCTTCCAGCGGAGCCGATGGCGGTCG